CCCCCTTCTGATACCGTGTAACGGACATGAGTGATAGCGCATTTTTTAAGGTGAAAAATTCAAAGCGTAGCAACCCTGAAGCACGAACCACCTTAGATGCCATCCATCATCAGCGTATTCAGCAGATGGCGGAACAAAAAGATAACATTGGTGAATTCAAAGAAGAGCTCGCACAACTTAATGAGAAGATCACGCGTGCCACCACCGATATGGAATTGTGGAAACTAGAGCGAGACAAAGAGCGGCTCGAGAAGCGAATTAAAACCATCGAAGACGGAACAGATGTCATGGATTATTACCTGAGAACGGGCGATATCCTATATAATTACTATGACATCCAGGACCAAATCCAACAGGGCACGCAAACCTATTCTGCAAACAAGGCCAAACCAGGATCCATTTTGGCGATTCTAGAAGAGGTAGCCTTGGAAGAGGGAAAGTCCACCGTCGTGGCGGATTCGGGAAAGAAGGGATTTCAACGGAATCAATTGCTCAACGATTATCTACAGTTAGAGGACCCCTCGATGGCCCGTATGACAGTAGAAGAATATGATGATCCATGGACACAATGTGAGCACTGTGGAAGTGAAATGATCATGTGTTTGAATGAAGCAAATCTCACATGCTCCACCTGCGGAAAGCAGGAATTTATCCTTGTAGACAGTGATAAGCCCTCTTATAAGGATCCTCCTCGTGAGGTTTGTTATTATGCCTATAAGAAGATCAATCACTTTAATGAATGGTTGGCGCAATTTCAGGCCAAGGAGAGCACGGAGATTCCCTCGGACGTCTATGATGCCATTTTGGTTCAATTGAAGAAAGAGCGAATGACGAATATGGGAACCTTGAAACCCACCAAACTTCGCGAGATTCTGCGAAAGATGAAGTGCTCCAAATATTATGAGCACATTCCCCATATTATTAATCGCCTGAATGGCCAACATGCCCCCTTTATGTCACGGGAAGACGAGGAGAAGTTGCGTCATATGTTTCGTGAGATTCAGCCGTCGTTTAAAAAGCACTGCCCGAAAGGACGTCGCAATTTCTTGTCCTATGGGTATGTCCTCTATAAATTCTGCGAGCTCTTGGAGATGGATGAATATCTGGCGTGCTTTCCACTGCTGAAAAACCGAGATAAATTGTATTTACAGGATAAGACCTGGCAGCTTATATGTGGAGATCAGGGTTGGCAGTATTTGCGCACGACTTAAGTCATTTTAGATAAATATACCGTTAATCGCAGCAAAAAAATATAATACATAAAAATTGACGGAAAAATAAGAGATTGTAAATAATAGGGACATAAAGGCTAGTGAAGTGAGATAGATAGGAACCATGGCGGAACAAATGGCACGCATCTATCGTCTTCTGTGTGAAGATGGTCACTATTACATCGGAGCAACGATACAGTCGTTGTCATTGCGCTTTAATACTCACAAGCATCTTTCCAAGACCACTCTGAACAAAATCTATACCCATTTGAATAAAGTGGGATGGGATCAGATAACTATTGAATTAGTGGAGGAGTGCCCTTCTACTGAAAAAAAGGCACGCTTACAGCACCACATTGATTCTCATGAGGACGACCCTCTTTGTTTGAATTACCTGATGTTAAATATCTATCAGCGCGGTAAGATCTACTCCATGACAGGTGACGATGGTCACTATTACATTGGCTCTACCACACAAACCCTCATTATTCGCTTTAATCAGCATAAAGAGCTTTCAAAAACACATGACACGCGTATTTACGAATATTGTAAACGAGTAGGATGGAAGAACATCACCATAGAATTACTGGAGGACTATCCATGTGATTCCTCAGAAGAACTCCATGAGCGAGAGGAATATCATCTTGCGCCCGTTCGAGATGACCCCTTATGCCTCAATACCAACCGAGCGCATCTTACTGCAGAAGAACGGAAGATGATAGGCAAACAATACTATGAAGAAAATCGAGAGCAAATCACGTGCTATCAAGCCTGGTATTCCGAAGAGCATCCCGATCGGATTGCCGCCTGCCAGGCCTCCTACAAAGCCTCCCACCGTAAAGAACTTGCTGAGAAACAACGTGCGTATGCGAAGGAACACACGGAGGAACTTAGTATCAAAAAGAAGGAATACAATACCTCTCACAAAGAAGAACTGAAGGCCTATTTCAAGAAGTATGCGGAGGAAAATAAAGAGGCAGTTGCCGCTAGAAAAAGCGCATGGGCACAACGAAAGAAGGAAGAGACAAAGGAGGAGAGAGCGGAACAGAGTCGCATCAAACGTGAAGCACGAGAGCAAAAGACTCAGCAACGAATCACACATGAAAATACAATTGTCACGTGTGAGTGCGGAGGGACCTATCAGAATTATCGCAAAAAGAGACATGATTTGTCTGCGCTTCATCAGCGATTTATGGAGACACACCTTCGGCTCTGTGTCCCTATACCCTCTCATGGAGACACAGCTCCCACCCCCGTGATATGATAGCACTATTCCAAGCCCAAAAAGGCGCGTCCAATTTTGCTTGTTGCGAATATTCCACATCCTGAAAGGATCTGTGCATAAAAGACATGACTCTTTTTTGTGCAGCATAGCAAATATCCAGAGAGAACGATGAACATCGCAGAGAAGATCCAGAACAGAGTTGTATACATATACAAGAAAGTAATATTTTAAAACGCGTAGATAGATGGCATCCCTTCCCGCCCAAGTGATCTACCAATTTATTATCAATCATATGGCGCCGCTTCTGGCCTCCAGTGTAGCAGGACTGTCTTCCTCTTATTTTTCAAGACGCCAGGACCCTACCCTAGTCCGCCACGATGTGGATGAAGAGCGAGAATTAGACATGCTCCATATGGATCGGCTTCTTCCATGGATGCGTATTATGTTTGATGAACCTGTCAAAGAAACGGACACAGTGGAAGCCCGACAGGCCTATAAAAAAGAACTGTATAGCGTCTACATGACTATTCGCTCCGATTATACCCAGTATCAGCAATGGAAACAGCACAATGATCGCATATGGGTTCTTTCCTCCTATCGCAAGAAAAACACGGCGGCGCTGGCAAAGAAGATTCTAGCGGACATCCGACTGTTTCATGAAGGATTGAAACTATTTTCTATGAGGATGTGATATGCCTTATGGGGGTGTGAAATATAAGTTTATTTATAGGGAGTGGGGTGTGGGGACGCAAGCGTCCCCACCCAGTCTTCCACATAGTTTCCAGCAATAATCGTAGGGCGTTGATTCCTAATGAACAATTCATGCTTTCGCATGAGTTCCAGTTGTTGTCGATCGGTCCACCATAGAGGTGCCGTGCTAGAATAATCAAAGTTGATCATGCGTTCTTTCGGATACAAAAAGGTCTGTGTCTGCGCGCTACAAAAGGCATTCATGTTCAATAGTCGTTCTTCCAATGCGTCAATGGATCCCGCATCCCACCCATACAACGTGGGCATCAAATCGCTCGCAAAAATGCATGGGTGCGAGAGTGTTCCATCGGCGCAATAAAATAAAACCTTTCCCTTTGTTGTATTTTCTAGAAGGGGGGTGGTAGTATCAAAGGCGTCTTTTTGGATACAGAGGGGTGAGGACAAGATGTCTTGAACAATCGGTTCGATATCAACTTGATTGGCCCGATCATTGAAATCGACGCGAAGATGGATCATGAGAAAGGGGGAATCAGGATGTTGTGCCATGTAGTGTGCGATCTCTTCCATGATCGATGTCAGGGTATGTTCCATGAGATAGGTATGGGACAGGTAGACCTTCCCCTTGTAAAAAGAGAGGCGAAAATCAAGCCATCGTATGCCCTTTCCCAATTGTTCTGTGATGGTGAGGGATTGATTTTGGACCCATGGGAGAACAACACATGAACAACTGTTCAACAGGGATCCGTAGGTGCAACTATTGTGGGTTCCGTAGATTGGGGAGGACATGTTATGATGGTGTAAGATTTTATGTGGAGAAAACTCATTTTTCTCTGCAGAAGATTTAGACCCATACCAAACAAAATTGACGAAACCGCATGTTTTAAAAACACACTAGAAATGAGTTGTTCCCAAACTCGAAAAATCCTCTGCGGAGAAGAGGCATGTGTCACATGTCTGGAGAGATCCTTTGCGAAGCATCCTCGGGCCTCCTGCTGGAGCCAAAAGAATGACAAGGAGCCGCACGAAGTTCTCCGTTCTAGCAATAAGAAGTTCTGGTTTGATTGTGGAGAGTGTGGGCATGAAATCCATGTATCACTCAATGGTATGAGTGGTGGACAATGGTGCATCTATTGTCGTGGTGGCAAGTTATGTGAGGATTCCTCTTGTGATACGTGTCATGAGCGGTCCTTCGCCTCCCATCCAATGGCGATTCACTGGTCTTTCCAAAATGACAGGATGCCTCGACAGGTATGCAAACGATCAGATCAGAAATGCTGGTTTGATTGTGGAGATTGCGGTCATGTCTTTCAATCAGCCCTCTATAGCATCCAAAAAGACAAACATTGCCCCTTCTGTTCTAGTCAACGCCTGTGTTCGGAAGTGACCTGTGAGGTGTGCCTAGAAAAGACATGTGCCTCCCACGAACGCATGAAGGTATCATGGTCTTCTGAAAATATTCTTACCGCGCGAGACGTATTTCTACAATCCAACAAGCCGATTATCTTTGATTGTGTGACATGCCATCATACATATACGACCACACCAAATCATTATTACCATAGAGATGGATCGTGTCCGTATTGTGCCAATCAGCGTCTCTGTGAAAAAGAAGATTGTCCTTCTTGTTTTAAGAAATCATTTGCCTCGCATCCCAAGGTGCTCTGTTGGAGTCCAACCAATCCCATGACACCACGAAGTGTCTTCCAAGGATCCGAACAGACTGCACGGTTTGATTGTGAGACGTGTCATTCTTCCTTTGACAGTAAACTATACAATGTTCTCACAGGCTATTGGTGCCCTTACTGTAAAAAGAAAACAGAGGCGATCCTCAATGCCTTCTTAGAAGAAGAGTATTCCATTAAGAAACAAGCTCGGTTTGACTGGTGTCGCTTTTCGGAAACAGGCAACATCATGCCATTTGATGTCATGAGAAAGGATCATCCCATTCTCATTGAGCTCGATGGAAATCAACACTTTATGCAAGTGTCAAACTGGGGCACTCCTGAGATTGTTCAGAAGAAAGATGTAGAAAAGATTCAATATAGCATCCAGAATCACTACTCTATCATTCATCTTCCCCAAGAGGATGTATGGCATGATCGATTTGATTGGAAGAGTGCTCTTCGCGAAGTGATGGCTGCATTGGAAGATGCCACTCCCCAATGCGTGTTTATCTGTTCCGATGCAGCTGTGTATGACACCCATCGTCAGCTTCTTGGGGACAGTGTTCCACTGCGCATGGTAATTCAAGAACGTGTAGGCCCCCTGAGAGGAGGTCGCACGTTGTCGGATGTTTCAAAAACCAGTGAAAATAGAAAGTGAGTCAGGAGGGGGTCATGACGTATTTTTAGTGAATACACTTTACGACACCCACCCCTATGATTTCTCTCGCTTATTACGCCATACGCGGGAAGCCGACCAAATTTGCGCCCAATCCGAATGATGCGCCCTGTCGTGCAGTAACACCCATTGACGGGGAAACAGCATCGAGCATCGCAAAAACGACGGCGGCGAGGACAGCCAGGGTAGCAACCTCGTCCATCGGCAGAGCGCGCTTCGGGATAAAGATGGCCGCCGCAGCGATCACAAGACCCTCAATCAAATACTTGATAATGCGGTTGATAATCTCAGCAAATCCGTAGCCCATCATGTTCTATATTCCATCCGTAGAAAAAAAGACGCGCGCGTCGGAGAATCTCATACGCATCGCAACGCATACGCAAAGCGACGAGTTTAAAGCATTCCCCTCTCTCTCCTCTAGACATGAGCACACCCGACATCGTGGAAGATTTTTTGGAGGAGGACACGGAGATCCCTGGCCAGCGCTATGTTCTTCTGAGCTTCATCAGCCCGGAGAAAGTTCTGGAGAAGAAGGACGTCTTCTTTTTTGAGTCCTTCCTAAAGACCTATGAAGTGGACTGGAAGCTGAAGAATCTGGAGGGATTCCTCGTGGACACCGTGAAGCATATCAATGCGGAGCTGGATGAGAAGTCCAAGGAGTTGGAGAAGAAGGATCTGCAGGAGGCCGCTGAGATCTGCCGTAAGAATCGTATTCGCATTGATGACGTGATGAGCCAGTATAGCACCTATGTTCAGAAGAATCAGGAGAAGGTGACCTCTTCTGCGCTTGTCACGGCATATGATGACTTCATGTTTGCGAAGAAGACTGCGTTGGAGGAGGAGTTCTATGCAAAGAATGAGTTTCGCACGAGTGTTCGTGGCGTGAAGATCCGAGGTGTCTTTGCGACCCAGAAGGAGGCGGAGATTAAGGCGAAGAAGCTCCAGGGCAAGGACAAGTATCACAATATCTTTATGGGTGATGTGGGCAAGTGGACGCCATGGGACCCGTCTCCGCACGAGGTGAAGGACCAGGAGTATAACAATGATCAGCTTAACACGCTGATGAAGAAATACAAGGAGAACGAGGATTCGCGTGAGAAGGCGTTTGAGGAACGCAGCAAGAGCTCCAAGCAGGTCTTTGGCTCCGCGAAGGCCTCAGAGGACGGCATGTTTAGCGGTTCGGATCTGGCCCTTCAGCGAAAGATGGAGAAACCGGTGGTGACCATTGAGCGTGTGGATGATTCGAAGGAAGAGACCTCAGAAACTGCTAAAAATGTCACGATTACGCCGTAATCCTGTATCAAAAGACAACAGAAAATGAGATACCAAATACTTTTTTATGAAAAAAAGCGTTTCCTATCTTTTTATGATCTAGGTATTACGCATAATATCCATCGGATGGGACATTGCCGCCCACATAGTTTGAGACACATGATTTGGAGTGATTGTCACAGAAGCTCCCTTCAGGGCAGGCCTTGCGGCAAAACGGGTCCGCCTGTCCTGTGGCAAGACTCATCCCTCGTGCGGCGGAAGGGACGTCAATAAAGGCCTGATCATGGTCCATAGAGGCGCTCTCTTGTTGCTCTTGCTGCTGCGCTTGGTGCTGCGCTTGCGCCTTCTCTTCTACCATGTCCTCAAAGCCAGACACAATATACTGCACTTCCACCTGTCCAATGTAACGGATCAGAGCAGGCAAAAAGGCTACAACAAGAGCAAGGAGCACAAGCATTGCAACGATACCCATCGGTTTCGTGTTCGCCATCTTCTAGCCGTAGGAGAGGTTTTTTACTGTGCAAGGCGAAGCGTTACCATTTCTTCTGAACGTTGATAGCGGGTCCTCGGAGTTTCATATTGGCCCTCGGATCAAAATCATTCACCTGTTCCTCCTCTTTGATGCGAGCGAGCATCTCAGATTGCCGCCACAATTCAGGCGCACCCATCTTGAACTCTCCGTGCACTTCCGCCTTATACCAAAAGATGGTGTCCTCCAGTTTATTACTCTGCGTATTGTTATTAATGACCAAACACTCATAATTCTGAGTGCACTGGTCCATCATTTGGCAGAAGAATTCAAAGGAGGGAAAGGCAGAACCGTAGTTTTGATAGAGGCGCTGTCGGTTATTCATGTAGGGCTCTCGCAAAATGAAGACATAGTCTACGTTGGTTCGAAGGGCGGGCTGAATGCCAAGGGGAAACTGCATGGTAATGATGAAGAAGACCTTGAGCCATCGACCGTTCATAAACAGATAGCGAATGTTCTTGTCGTGGGTCCATGAATCGTCATACATACAGTCATCTAGAATGAGAAAGGCACGGGGGTCAATGGCGGCTTTAATGCCCTTCTCTTCGTTTTGTTGAATCTTCTGCATCACCAGTTTCTGACGCTTGACAAAGTTGGCCAAAATGACCGCATTGTATTCACCGTGAATGAACATGGGGGGCACAATCTTTTTAAAGAAACCGTTTGACTCTTCCGTTCCTGAAATAACGCATCCCATGGGAAGATCTTGGTGATGAAACAATAAATCGCGAACGAGAGTGGACTTACCGGTACGTCGGCGACCAATGAACACGGCAACCGCATCTTGTGGAATAGATTTCATGACAAACTTCCGGAGACTGACATTGACTCCTCCTTGTGCCGCCATCCTGATTTCTAGACTATCTCCTGTTTTAAGGTGCGCCATAGAAACACATTCAGAAGTCTTTGACGGAAGGAGATGAAGGCCGTCCGCAAGACGCTCCTCCAACAGCCCTGCCGAAGTCGTCCCTTGACCGATCATGATCGTGCCACTTTTTCCGACTATTCCCATCTTCAACGATACTTTCCCGCGATGGATTACTTTTCCGTGCCTGAAATGAATGCAAAAGACGCCGAACTCCCCAGTCAGTATTGGATTGAAGAATGGGAGAAAGAGGATCGTCCGAAATTCTGGAAGGCTCGTCGCCGATCGGCCACTACGGAATTGGAATCGTGCGAGGTCTTTACCAAAATCGTCCACCTGTTGAATCCGATTGACCTGATCAAAGAGAAATACGTATGCCCTGAACATCCGCTCCTCCCTCAAAGCGAAAAGGCATGGAAACAGACCCTTCACGCCCTTCATCGGCACAACAATCAGGCCTATGTGGATGCGGTGGCGAATTTCGTTCTGAGCCGGTTTCGTGAAACAAACATGACGCCGCACTGCGTGCTGTCCTATGGAGCCATGACAGGAATCAGTAACAAGTATCAATACAATATCACACCCGAATACGATTCCTATCGCCAGTGCCGATGGTTTTGGAAGGGAATGGAGTCATATCGTGCCTTTCTGACGGTGCTCAAGGGGGATTGTTCGCATCCCGATCTAGAGGAGATTTGTCGTGAATTGGTGACGTGTCCGTTTGATGACGAGGAGATGGTGACCATCTCTCCTTTAGATGGTGTGGAGGACAATACCGATGTGGAGTCCGTTCATTCGTTTACGTTTGATACGATCGAGGAAGATACGGACAATGCCGACACGATTTATGAACTTCATCAAAAGGTGACGGGGCTGACGATTGGTTCTCGCTCTTCCTCGTCGACTCCTTCCTCCCACTCGTCGCATTCGTCTCGGTCTAGATCGTCTGGTTCGTCTCGATCATCCCGATCATCTGGGTCGTCCGATTCAGGATCGTCTGGATCATCTGGTTCGGAGGAAGTCGATTTGGACATTTGCCTAACGATTCCCAATATGCCTGTGATCTTTATTAATCAAGAGGCGCAGGAGGGTGTGATGGATGACCTCTTGAATGAAGAATCATTGGATGGCCACGCACGCGGATCGCCCGAATGGGAATCACAGTGGTCGGCATGGTTGTTCCAAGTGGTCGCGGTGTTGACCTTTTTACAGAAGGCCATTTGTTTCACCCACAATGATCTTCACTCTAATAATATCGTATGGCGACGGACCGATCAACCCTATCTGTATTACAAGGAGCGCGATGGGACGGTGTGGAAAGTGCCGACCTTTGGAAAGATCTTTAGCATCATTGATTTTGGCCGTTCCATTTTCCGTCTTGGACGCCGTCTATGGGTCTCGGATGATCATTGGCCCGATCAGGATGCGGGGGATCAATACAATTTTGGACCGTTTTTTGATCATAAGAAGGCAAAGCACCCACCGAACCCCTCGTTTGATTTGTGCCGACTGGCGGTGAGTTTGATGGATGGTATGTTTGATGAGATCCCTCCGAAAAAGAAGGGAAAGGGGGTATCCGTGATGAGCCAGGAGGGATCCTGGAAGGTGTATGAAACAAAGTCGCCGCTCTACAATCTTCTTTGGAGCTGGATGGTGGATGATAAGGGTCGCACCATTTATGAGGATGAAGATGGAAATGAGAAATATGAGGGATTTGATCTGTATATTCGGATTGCGCAGGATGTTCATGGAGCGATTCCGAAGGAGCAGCTTCGTCGCCCGATCTTTCAGTCGTTTATCACGCGTGAATCAGTCGATACGGAGACGGTGTATGCGTTGGGTATCTAAGCGGGGGACACTGCCCGCCAGAGGCGGGCGTTTCCCCCGTGCCCCCTCTCCCTAGAAGTGAATGTGTCTTCACCCGATCATAGG